GTCTTGAATGTCATAAAATCACTCCTTTATGCAAAATAAAAAAGACCAGCCGTTGCTGCTCCATCTGTTTTAACTAATTAATTTTTGAAGTAATGCTTTCATTTCTGATACTTCATTTTCAAGTGTTACTACCCTCTTCTTGAGTTGCTCATTTTCTTCTTCTTTCTCTTTTTCTTTTTTCGCATATTCTTCTAAGAAAGTAACGAATTTATCATAAAGTTCTTGGACGGATGCGGCGGTTAAAATCAATGTAGTATATTGTCTCACGCCATCCTTTTCTGGCGTTGTGAAAATATCATCTGTCTCTTCTGCAACTACGCCATAATAAGCAGGAATATCCTTAGTTGTATATGGTGTCGTTCGATCAGGCGGCTTGTTCATCCTCATTTGGTATAAATCATACATATCTTTTTTTAGATAGTACTTTTTCACCTTTAACCCTAAAATCTTCTCTAAAGCGGAAAAAGGTAATTCATGAATGGCCGTTTTAATTCTCTCTGTCGATCTGTTTATATGCTCTATGGCATAAGAATTTTGTTCTGCCCACAAGTTTGTATCTGACCGAATCCCACCATGCGCGGTTACTTCCGCGACCTCAATACCACGAAAAGCATTCCCTGAAGAATTCATTATTTGCAATAGCTTATCATACCCAGAAGCTGTGGAAGAACGAATTCTATGATTGCCTCCCAATAACAAATCAAAGTTTACTCCATTGACTTGAATAAAATCCGCAACAGTTTTACCTGCATGCTTAATAGAAACACCATGCCCACCATCTAGAACGAGAGAATTATTTGCATTAAGCCACATATTAGTTTGTGCAGTCATACCTACATTTCCCTGTGCTGTTAAACGGACGCTACTTTCTAATCCGTTTAAATCTACAAATCTGTAATAAACACCGTTACCATCCTTGTAAATTGTGCCGACATTTCGTCCAGTACCATCACCCTGCCCTAAAACAATGTATGGGTTTAACGTTTTACTGTTAAATTCGTTTTCAAAACCCATAATCATTTTCGGCACACCTTGATTAACGAACTTCAGCACTTGGTTTTGCATATGAATATATTCTTTTTCGTTACTGGTTTTAATGGTCATACCCATTAGCAAGCCAGCCGTTAACCACTCTGCTTTTACTTTACCTACTAGATCAATAAGTTCTGAATTTATAAGTACACTTTGCGGAGTTATATTTAATTCGGAAGCAATATCGCCTTTTCCGACTTTTGCCTTTATTTCTCTCGCGTTAACATCTAATGTGGATGATAACTTTTCCATCTTCTGATTGACAGCTTGGGCATTTAAACGTATTGATTCATCTGTTTGTTCAAGACTTGTCTTCATAGCAATTAATCTTTCATTAAAACCACTTGAAGTATCTTCTACTTGCTTTTCTAGTAGCTTCAACGCTTCGTTGCTTGCTTTATCCCATAGGGAATTTCGAATCTTATTGTATAGCTTGAGCATTTCTTCTCTTGTATCGATGACCTCTATATAATCACCAAACACATATTTATTTTCAGATGGATTCGTAAATGATTCATCACCAGCGATAACACGGGCGATTAGATACAATTTCGGTGTAAACCCTGTATCTTTAATCCTTATAATGTCACCTTCTGCAACTTCCTCGTGTGATAATCCAAATATCTTATCAAGTGCAATTGCATCGACTTCATATTGAACAGTCGAATTCATCCGTTTTTTAAATTCAATTTTCATCAGCGCCATTAATCGCTCTGGTGTCATATTTTGATCTTCTGTTTCAGGTGTATAAAAACCAAATTTATGCTGACCGTTTTCGTTCCAACGCTGAAAAGCTGAACTATCGACAATATAGGGGAGACCATTATTAATACTCTCTACCGTTATTAATTTGTCGTTTTCCCCTCTTACAAATCCAACTAATGCCGTACAAATGTTACTCGAGTTTTCTCTGCGGACAATGCCTTTTAAATCTCTACCTAAAGTAACCTCTTTACCAGTGTCTCTTCCCCGTCTTTGCACCATATCTACATAACGGCCAACAATTCGAGAACCGATAACTTCAACTCGAAATACAATTTCCAAATTAAAAAGAGCAGCAATGTCCTTTAGAAATTTTAACGGGTCAATAAACTCATCGATTGTCATGGTATGAAACCCGGAATACTCAATAAATCCTATTTCATACTTCGTTCCAGCTAAAGCAATAGAAGTTAATTCGCGTGCCGTTTTCGATTCGAATCGTTGCGGTTTAATAACCCCTGCCTTTTTTAATAAAACCCATTCTGCAGAAGCATATACCGTAAGAGAACGACCATCTGAACTTTTAGCTGTATCATCGATTACATACGGGACTATACGCCCGCCACTAACTTCTTTTAGAACTAAATTTTGTTGCATTAATGTTGCTGCTTGCTCAGTTCCATCGAAAACAGTGAAATCCAGTATATCTACATTATTCTTAATTTCCCAATGTCGTTTATCGTCCCAATAATCACTTGATTTGAGAGCAGATACAATTTCACCTGATTGGAAATCTGCAATATGAAGTATTCCGCTAGGTTTTCTCATAGGTATCGCTCCCTAAAGGATACGGTCGCTTTTACATCTGGAGGTCTAATGTCCATACGGTTATATCCTCTTATAACAGTTGGAAAATTACTAAATATATCCTTTATATTAATCGCGCTCATTCCATTTATTGTTACGAGGCTTTTTTCAGTGTCGATTACAACCTTATCTCCTACCTCAAAGATGTAAGGTCTAGTAGCGTTAGGATCCACATTATTCACTTTCCAAATCTTTAAATCATCGATTTGTATATTATCTATTGGCGGATTGTCTCCCAGTTTACAAATCGCAATCATTACTTGGGCAACTTTTCGGTTCGTCATTGGATTTCCACTGTCATCTGTCCATCGCTCTACTAAAGAAGCATCATCGATCTCTGTACCGTCTTTAAATCGGGCCACATATACAGACCATTCTTTACCTCGTCTTGCTACACGTAACCTACCGTAAAATTGATTAAATGTATTAGGATGTGCACCGCTTGTATCTACTAATTTTCGTATACTATTAGGCGTTCCAATATTTCCAATTCGCATGTATGCTCTAGTCATTTCTACATCCCAATACAAATTATTCATATTTATTCGTGTAATAACATTACTTGCATCATCCAAAAGAAGAACTTCAACTCGTCCCATTTCACCGATATTTTTGGGTTTTAAGCGTACCCATGTCTCCATTTCGAAATCTTGAATAGGACCACCTGGAATATTCTTCTTCGCAATAGCGCCATGAAAATCAGAACCCTGCCCATAATCTTCACAATAAAGAGCATAGCCATCTCTTGATTTAAAACTACCTGTACCCTTCATTTCTTCAACTTGACCAGTAACAGGAGTCCAACCTATAGGGGAACCCATTTCATCCCACATCACACGTTCGCGCGCTTGTACTGGCGTTTCATTTACAGTTCTAGGGTAACCAATACGAAAATAATCACGATTATTAGGATATTCTCCAAACCAAACATCCAAGAAAGTGGACGGCTTTTTAACATCAACTTCAATTATTGGTGGAGCTTCCACACTTCCTTCATTATTGAAGTATGTCGTGGTTTCTGAGGACCAACTTTGAACAAATTCACTAGTTTTAGTTTTCCCTAACTTGTATGGCATTGGGCAGATGAATGTAAGTGTTCCTTTTCCTCTAAATACCAACTCTTCGAGGTTAACACTTCCATCTAATACCGCTAAATATGTTCTATCTGGTTCATCATCAAAAACTAATTCACACGGTTGATCTGTCATTAGCCAATTTGCTAAATCTTCTTTTATTTTTTGTAAATCACTCTGATTCTTCGCTTTAATAACAAAAGGAACGTCAATTTGACGTTCCTCTGTTACTGTATTTAATAAATAGCCCCCTGGTCGATGAGGTACCTTTAACAATTCTCTCCGAACAGGAGCTAACACTGGACGATTAAAACCCATCAATAAATAAATATAATCTTTACGAATATTATTAAATGTAAAACTTGAATTACCCAGTATGTGTACCCCCTCTCTTAAGAAAACTTAGCCAACCTAATAGCATTTCGATCATTAATATCTTTTATATCTGTAGCTAACAATTCACCAACGACTTTCTTGTCCATAATTAAATAAGTGGGAGAATTATTCCCACTTAATGAATCGTTATTTAAGATCCTACTAGCACTGTTATCTCTTTCTGGAGAACCACCGCTACTACTCTTTACATTTGTAACGGTATTAATTTCCGGAATATCTAATAAATTTTTCAGCAATCCGTTAACTTTTGGGAATTCAAGGTTAATACTGTCAGATATCTCCCCTGGAATATCAGGCATTGAACCAGTTATAAAATCACCTAGAGCAATATCATCGCCTAACTCATCAAAAGCGCCAATAATAGCACTTGCTATTCTCTCGGTCTCTTTAACTGCGTAACTACTAAGAGATACAATATTATTAGTAAAGCCTTCCGTTACGAACTCACCTATGGTAATATCATTTCCTAGTTCATCAAAAGCACCAAAGATAGCTCCTGTCATTCTCTCGGTCTCCTTAACAGCGTAACTACTAAGGGATACAATCCCATTAGCAAGACCTTCAGTTATGAACTCACCTAAAGCGTATGCCACACGAGAGGGAGAATGAATATCAAAGAAATCGGCGATTCCGTCTTTAATATTGCTTGCTACACGTTTTACAGCTGATACAGCACTTCCGACCATCCCAGAGATACCATTAATAAGACCTTGAATTATATTTCTGCCTATTTCGGTCAACATCGATCCAGCATTACTGAAACATTTTTTAATACCGCCGATAACGTTATTTGTGATTGTTGATAAAAGTTCACCTATTAGAGATAAAATACCTTTTATCAGCATTTTAAGTATCTGTACACCAGCTGATAGTATTTGCGGTAGATTTTGAATAATCGTCTTATGAATTTCAACAGTAAGTTTTAATGCAGTAGCTATCAATTGAGGTAGGAGCTGAATGATACCTTTAATTAACTCTGAAAGTATTTTCATACCTGCTTGTAAAATTTTTGGCATATTTTGCATCCAAGTATCAAGTAATTTAGTTATGATAGTTATCGCTGCTTGAATTAAATCAGGAAGGACTTTTATAATACCGTCAATCAGCCCTATAAGAATCTTAATTCCGGCTTCAATTATTTTTGGAAGATTTTCTAAAATAGTATTCGCTATCTTCATAATCAACTGGATAGTTGTTTGTATCAAGTTAGGAAGTATCTTTACAATTCCGTCTATTAGCGCCATAAGTATTTTCATACCCGCATCGAGAATCAGAGGAAGTAACGTAACTAGTGATTGTACAAGCGTATCGATAATTTTTAATCCAGCTTCAATTATTGCAGGTAGATTTTGAACAATCCCATCAATTACCGCCATCAAAATTTTGAAACCTGCATCTAAAATTATAGGTATTAAAGTTCCTATCGTGTTAACAAGAGAATTCACTAATTCAACAGCAACTTGGACGAGCGTAGCCACTACGACAGGCAAAACTTGAACGACTCCATTTATTAGGAATGTCAGTATTTTAATGCCTTGCTCCAGAAATTGCGGAAGGTACGTCGTTATAACGGTTACAATTCCAGTAATTATGTTTGTTATCGTCGTAGTTAAAAGCGGTAACATTATATTGATACCGTTCACGATTGTAGGCAGAAAATGAGACGCCGTAATTAGCAATGCAGGTAAACCACCGAGTAGCATTCCTATCAGTGTAGGCATAATTGTCATAAAGATTTGCCCGAGTTGAGATGCATCTCCACCTAAAGCCAATCTAACAGCCTCTACTAAACTAGAAATAGCTGTTTTGATAGTTAAAATTGCATTACCTATTAGAACACCTGCTGTTTGAAACCCTACAGGCATAAGGTTTAACCAACCATTCATTAAACTTCCTGTAGATACAACAGAAAGAATATATCTTCCTAAATTCAAGAATGCATTTCCTATCTGATCAAGTGGACCGAATAGAGTTGAAAATGACTCTGACATTGTTGCAATAACATTTCCTACTGCCATAGCTGCATTTTGCCAACTGACAGGAAGATGAGTAATGAAATCATTCAAATTATCTCCATCTAAAGCAGCAAAGTAAAAATACTTTCCTAAAGCTACAAGAGATTGACCGAATGAATTAATTGCCAACACCGCCGGGGCGATTGAATTCGCTAATCCTTGTACACTCGGCGGTAAAGCATTTAAAGCATCAGAAAAAATATTTCCTGTTAGGGCCACATTTATTAAATAACTACCTAACTGTGTTAAATCTTTCCCTAATTGCATTGTAGCGCCGAATAAAGAGATGATATGACCTCTTATCGCCGATACAGATTGTCCAGTAGCCATTGCAGCACTTTGCCATGATTCAGGGAGATGAGTAATCCAATCATTGAGATGGTCACCGTCTAAAGCTGTGTAGTAAAGGTATTTTCCCAAACTGGCCATATTGGAGCCGAACTCTAAAGATTTCTTACCTGCTGTAGCAAATCCCGTTTGTAGGGCTTTTATGCTATTTTGAACCATATCAGATTTGTAAGCACTTTGGATTAATTCAGAAGTATTTTTCACAAGAGCGCTGCCGAAATCTTTAATACTTTTAATGGTCCCGTCTACGAATCCTTTGAATTTTTCGTTCGTTTTGTAAAAATGAGTGAATCCTACCGTTAACCCTGCTATAGCTGCCGCTAATATCCATACAGGAGTTGACATTGTAGCGAACGCAGTCACAACCGGCATTATAATAGGCCGTAATGCGAATAGAATCGCTCTCAATCCTCTGAAATATCCAACACCGAGTGCTAAAGGTAACATAAGTGTCATCAATGCAGGGACTAGCATAATAGTACCTTGAATAAATTTCGCCATGACAGGGTGCGCTTCATTGAATGCTATAGTTAATTCTGCTAGTTTCGTAACAAAGTTGAAGATAGGAATTGCAACAGCAGCAAAGGCTTGTCTCATCGGCTCTAAGGCTTTCGTAAGTTTCTCAATCATTTCATTGTAAGCTTCAGCGTATTTAGGGTTTAGCTCCATGTTAGCTTTGTGTAAAGCTCCATACATGAATAAGGCGGACATCCCGACACCGATCGCAACGATAGGCATACCCATCATAACTGTATTAAGCCTCATCGCTTCATCCGTCAGGGTTTTCATACTTGCCTGCGGTCCATGTAACTCTAACGCTATTTGTGCAGCTGATCCACTACGCGCAACCCTATCTAAACTGTCAACTAACGCAAGGGCAGGTCTGGCCGTATTGTATAATGGATTTTTCATCTGATCCAAGTTCTTAGTTGTTTTAGATGCTGCAGAAGACATCGCATTCATAGCACCGATAGTTTGAAGCATTCCCATCATTGCTAGTCTATTAGCGTTAATTTGCGCGTCTTGTGAGGCTTTCATTGCCTTTCCTATATCGTTAGCTTGATTTATGAATGCTTGGTTTGTACCTTGAAAGTCCTTTGAAGCCTGAGCCATTTGATAAAATCCATAAGTCGCTTTGATTTGGTCTTCTTTAAAAGGAATCATAGCCATTTTCTGAGCGTGGAATCCTTGTCTCATTTCTTCCATCATGCCCCTAGCTTCAGCAGACATATAACGATACGAACTGCCAATGTCACCCATAAGACCGCCTATCTCGTTTCCATAAGCGCGGCGGTACTGTCTAGCATAATATTCCGAGTCGCCAACCATTCCTTGCATCCCTCGACCCATTTCGTTACGCATCCCTTGAGCTGTTCGGCCCATGTTATTTCCTATGCGATTTAATTCAGCATTAACACGTTGTACATCTCTTCGGATGTTGCCAGTTTCAAGACGGGTATCTATATTAACGCGACCATCAGCCATTTATCTCACCTACCTTTCAGCATGTTCTTTTGCGCTGTCATACGATCTTGGAAGGCTTTTAATTCTATTGCTTCGCGAATTTCTTTGGCTTCAGGAAGTTCATAACGTTCTTTCATTTTTTTAATATGTTTTCTTTCTTCTGCATTGTGTTTATCCTTCGCAGGTATATCGCAAGTTCGATAGTGTATCGCTGTGCGCATCGGTGTCTTTTCGGACAAGTTATTAAATAAAGCTAGGAAATCGCTCCACTGTAATATTCCTTGTTGCTCAAACAAATTGATTCCATAGTCATACAAAAAAGATGCAAAAATCATTTCTGCATCTAGTGTGAAGTTAACAATTGGTATTTCCGGCGGTTTTTCATCACCTGTATCTCCTATTGTTTCCGTCACCTCATTTTTCTTCTTATCTGAAGATATATCGATATTCAGTTTATCTTTGAATACATCGATAATAAGTTGTTCTTTACGGCGCCAATCAAGTTGCTCTAATATCCTATGATCAACAATGAGCATCATAAGAGCTATGTTTGGTTTAGCTCTATCTGCTACTGTCGCATCATCGAACAACTCCATTATTTTTAAGATGTTGTCAAAGGACAGGTTTAACTCTATATCGACACCTGCCCATGTATAAACATCTCTATTTCTGTCAGTAAGTTTGAACATTACTGATCACCTTACTTTTTAAGGTTCGCTAAGTATTTAGATTGTGATTTTTCAGCAGTTTTCATAGATTCTTCAACGTAAATATCATTTAAGTAATGTACAAGACTTAACAGATTCGCAACTGCTCTTCCCGCAATTTCATACAGCTCTTCGAATGTTCCTTCTCCTAAGAAGGTCTCCACAACTTGTTTTGTTAAATCTTTTTGTTTCTCTGTTACTGCATCGATTTCTTTATCAGAAGCAGCTTCAAAATCAGGAATCATAGATTGTAATTCTTCTGTTCCTCTTTTAAATTGCTTTAACGCTTTTTGATATTTGTTTAAAGCATCATCATTAAATTCTACTTTGAATAATTTACCTGCAACGTCCACTTCTTTATATGTCTTTTCAAACTCAAATTTAAATTGTGTCATCCTTTTCCAACTCCCATTTTCATAATGTATTTAAAGAAAAAAGAGCCGCATGAACGACTCTTTCAATAGAATTAAGCTACTGCTTTTGTAAATTTAGGAACTCCGTCAAAACTGATTGTAAATTCAATCTCACCTTTAGCATTTGCATCTCCACCCGGAGACTTGATTTCAGAAATAGTTGCTTTACCTTCCCATACATCCCCGTTTGGTTCGGTTACTCTAAATTCAGTTTTTCGTTCAGGCCCTACTTTGTTAGTTTTACTAAAGATATAATCTTGTGCCTTATCTCCATATTTTCGATGCCCTTCAAATCCATAGGACATCATAAAACCTACAATATCGCGTTCAGCAGCGCCACCACCATCGTAGTAGTAATTTTCATCCGATTCTTCGTTGTTATCAGGATCTACAGACGTAATACCTGCAGCGATTCGTTCCCACGCAGGTACTTCCGGAGTAGATGTAGCATTAATTTCAAACTTATATCCATGATTCAATAAAAACCCTTGATTTTTTCCCAAATCAATTACCTCCCATTTCTAATTCCACACTAAAAAGTGCGGTATATATTTGCTCGTTTGCCTCTGTTTTATCAACCCAATTAGGCTCCACATACTTTTCCAGCGTAATGAGATTGTAAGAATCATCAATACTATGAAAACTACGCATATGGAGGTTATGAAGCTCGTCCGCAATAGCTTCGATACTAGACATTGCTTCTAAACCGTTAGGACTCTTAACGAGTATTTGAAACTGCTTGCGGATTGTTTCACCTTCGAAATACTGTTTACCAGGAGCAGAGGGGGTAATCCTCATCGCGATGCTCTTTCTTGGTGCATTGTTAGTTCCTACATCTAACACATTCGCTTTGATAGGTGCGTAAACAATATTTGGAGGTAAAACTTTATTTAAATGCTTGATCACGCTTTCTACTAGCCATTTCATGTGACCACCTACAAATTATCTTTCATTGTTCGTTCTGTGATTCTTTTCCAATCGACTAAATGAGCTGCCTTAGCTACTTCGAACCATAACCCTTGAGCGTTAGGGTTCACATCTTTAGAAAAGTTATATTGCGGATTGTAGTACAAGCGCCTTGCATATGGCGTATCCCATCCGACACGTCCTTCACCCGGTCTGCTAAATCTGACTCCTGAGCGCTTTAACTCTGTAGTATCTTCCGGAGCATAATAATTGCTGTCCTTCAGTACTTGTTCATCCAATGCGAACTGCGCTTTTTCAGTAGCTCTCATAACATTTGATTCTATTTGTGCTGTATCAACTTGCACGTTAACCCTAATCATCGTAGGTACAACTCCGTATGGTGCGGTCTATTCGTGTTTGTTGTATAAAGTGGTTCAACCTCTTTAATAAACATTTCCTTTCCGTTCCATACAATCTTAGACTTCTCTTTGAAAACCTGATTAGGAAAAGCTGAATTGATAGAGTCATGGAATAGAATGGACTGGAATGTCACACTATCACCCGTTGTAGCGTTATACACCTTCTCATTCGGTTGCACACGTACTCTTTCGATAATGATAGGTTCGGCATATGAAGCAGATGAACCGCCCCAAACGTTATCCTCTCCAATGTACTCGTGGTATTCAACGGTATGGATTAGCAAATGCATCGGGATAGGGATAAGATTAATCATTGCGTTTCCACCCCGCTGTAAAGTAAGCCTGTAGGCTCTAGGAACTTGATCGCTCCGTGCGAGAAGCTAGGATCGATAGTCGTCCCACCTTCAGATTTACCACCTCTTAATAATCCGTACCGAAACTTCCCAACCTGCATAACAGGTGTTTCAACCATTACATTTGAAGAAGTCTCTCCATATAGCGCGATGAATTCAGTCTGAGCAGCAGTAGCTTTCATTACTTGTTTCTTAATGAATGGAGCTACTAAATCCAAATCAACACCTTCTAATTTATAATGAACCATTTGGTTAATTACATCAGAGGCTCTTTTGATCATCCGTTTCAGCATCACATCATCAGCGATAGGAGTTCCTTCGTATTCATTTCTGTAATAATCAACAGTTATATAAGGCATGTAATCACCTACTTCTTAGCAGTTGTTTTAGGCGCCTTCAACGCTGCGATTTCTTCCTCTAACTCTTCGATTTTATCCAGAGCTTGATTGTACTCTTGTACCGAAATGTTACGGCCACCCGTAGCACGCTTAATAATTTTTCCTTCGTCGTTAATTTGATCGAAACCGTCATTCAGATAGCTAGGCAAGAAGTCTTTGTCAATGTTTAATACTTTGTTTAATCGTTTAACTTTTACAGTGTTACTCATTTACACCATTCCTTTCTTATATAAAAGAAAAGAGAAGCTATAAAAGCCTCTCTTATGCAGAAGTAATATTAAATTTAACGCCGTCCACTTTAGCGCCTAAGATAAATACATCCCAGTATTTGCGCTCGTAGTAAAGGTATTTCCCGCCAGTAGCAGCACTTGGAGTGTCTAAGTCAACAAACTCATATTTTTGTGGAGCCACTACAGAAAGTGGATGAATCAAGATGATGTTGATTTGTTTTGCAGTTGCATCAGGCACAGCTCCGTTTGTGAAGTTATAAGCAGTTTTCATACGACTAGATGGCACAGTGATAATAGTTACATCATCTAAAGAGTACACACCACGATTAACAGCTTTTTCAGTAGTGCCAGAAATCTCTAAAGTACGTTGTAATTCTTTAGCTGCTTTTACAATCTTTTTAACAGCTGGAGTAATGTACATGATACGTCCAGTTTGCGGAACTTCTGCTTCGTCCATTTCTAACATCATGTTATCAAACACTTCTAAGAAACTTTCAGGAGTAAGAGCAGTTGTATCAGCCGTTTTACCTGCGCCAGTGAACTCTGCGTATAATTTAGAAGCCATGTATTTATCATGCTCTGGAATAGCTTCTTCGTCGTTAAATACGCGAGTAATATTAGCAATAGATACAGCCATATTTGTTTCATCAATGTCTGCTGGATCAACTAATGTACGGAATTCACGGTCATGACCTAAAGTTTTTGGTTCGAATGAGTTGTCAACGCGTCGCGTATAGTTTCCAACAACATCGCGATTTACGTCTGTATAACCACCGACTTTAATTCGTGGAATCTGAATTGTTTTTGGGCCTGTCCATTTCACGACATCATTATTAGGTGTTGCGTATAACGCACCGAATGCCGCCCCTTGCGAAAACTTTTGAACAAGTACCTCTTGATATTGCGTTGCATAATTTAATGTAGCCATGTATAAAACATCTCCCTATTTTTCGTATTTTTGCAAAATAAAAAGCCACCTATAAATGTGACTTGTTTAAAAACTATTGCTTTTTGACTCCAAACGCTGCGAACCATTTATCAGATTCTGACATTGTTGTTTGTTGGTGGTTACCTTGTGAAAATGTAGGTTTCGGCTTTCCTGTATCTGTTGGCGGCTGCTCTACTACACCTTTAAAGTGAGGAAACTCTTCAACTACCATTTCGATAGCTTTTGTAATATCTATATCGTCGCTAATCTTCGTTTTCGCTAGAGTAATAACCGCGTTTAAGTTTTTTTCTTCTGTAATACCTGACTTAATCGCAGCATTTTCAGCCTGAAGATTGAACAACGCGCTTTCTTGCTCTTTCACTTGGTTCTGATAGTTAGTAAGCTGCTCTTGTTGCTTCTCCTGATCAGTTTTAAGTGTTTCTTGGTGAGCTTTCCAATCAGTAAGTGTCTGCGTCAATTGATCAGCGCTTTCTACTCCTAATTGTTTTAAAAGCGCTGCTTGTTGCTCCGCTTTTGCTGCATCCAACTGTTCTTGTGTAAATGTCGCAGGTGTAGGTGTTGTTACTTCTGGTGGTGCAGCTGGTGGAGTAACTGGATTTACTGGTGTTGTTGCATTTGGGTCACCTCCTTCCGGTGCAGGTGGTGTTAAATCATTAAAATACTGCATATTTGTTAAACGTAAACGGTATTTGTTTTTCATAAGAAACACTCCTATACTGTATATATTTTCTCTCTTTCCGGTCTTCTTCTGCGTCCGGTAGCTTTAATAAAGTCCCTCATATTAGCTTGACGTTGCGATACTTTTTGTTTTGCTAATTTAACTCCCTCTGTATCGCCAAGCTCTTCTAATAACATGACTTCCCGCTTCGCCTTTTTGATGTCCCTTTCAAGAGATCGTTGTCTCTGACTTTCTTTATATACACGGTCATTTTCAGCGTAATCTTGAGGCTCATTCCTTTTCGTTGATATCCCTTCAATGTAGGGATATTTTATATGCCAGCAGTTAACGCCAAGTATTCCAGCAGGATCCCCATAAGAAGTTGTGGACCATGCAGGATACTTCTTACTTTTACCACTCATAGAGAATATGCGGCCCTGATACGGAGCGCATTTAGGTCTAGCCCCCATATGGCTGCTTGTTTCAACTAAATCAACACCGTAATCTTTCATACGTTCATCTTGCATTTCGTTGGCGACGTTGTTACTAGTTGAGCGGCATACCATATTTACATAAGCTTCAGCACTCCATTTTCTCCCTGACTTATCAACAAAACCCGGAATACCTTTATCAGACCATTGTCCGATAGCCTGTCTAACGGCTTGTTGTTGCGTTATGGTGCCCGCAAGCATCTTACCGACAGTTGTATTTAACACATCTAGATACATTTGCTGAGAGTGTTTTAACATCGTTGTATTGACAAGATTTAAGGTACTGAGAGCTTGATTTACGTATGCGTTCAGAATACCAATCAAAGCAGCGTTGGTTGCAATTGGAGGTGCTACTTCTAATAAACCTAATTTCACGGCTTGACTGTAGATATCTTCATGATCATCAATAGCAGCAGAACCGGCAGCTTTGAGCATTGCTCTTACTTCTTCTACCGTTTTACCGCTATGCTTTGCAAGAGTATCTAATTGTTGTTTATTTAAGGTACCTAACTTATTTAGCTGTACCATGCGCCAATGTTGATACTCGTCGCCATTTTCAGCTGCCAATAATAAAGGCATATCATGTTTTAGCATTCTAGCCATATTTAAAAGCAGCTCTTCTTCTATCGCGCTGTAAATATCTACAACGAACAAAGAAAGCTGCTGTGATTTCTCTGGAGGTAAAGCCATTTATTACCCACCTCCGTTATTTTGTTGTTGTGGATTCCCTTCTAAATTAAAGAAGTCAACATTCTCTGGCATAGCCATTTTGTTTTCCTCTATAATTTGTTTTAGCAGTTGTCCTGCTTCTTCTTCGGAAATCCCGTGAATCTTCATCAGAGCTTTCACTTTGCTTGTTAAGCCACTTGTAACAAGTAAAATCTGTTTGTTAATTTCAGCCGCCTGATCTTCTGCAATAGAATCGTCAAACGTCACTGTAACTTCGTAGTCTTCAGTGGTACTGAATGTTCTATATAAAGCAGCGATATCAACAATAACGTCAACTAAGTCCCTGATACAATCTTCTAATATTGTTTCGTGAGATTGTTTGGTTTTGAATGTCTTAGAATTTTCACTAACTACTTCAGTAGCTGTTTTAACACCTTGACCGTCAAAACTAAATGCTCCAGTAGAGAATCCCGTTTGCATTGATAAATAATTTAATAGAGCGTTAATAGCTGCCGTATGCTCTTCCACTCTCAATGTCACTGATATATCTTGTATTCGTTGGTCTCCCTCAAGTTTCATCGCCTCATACACTTCATCAGAACTATCAAAGTAACGATGTGGCATACCAGAGATTGGATCTACAACATGTTTGATAGCAGAAGCAGGTACGATAATCCGCTTCTTACCTAATACGAATTCCCTTTGGAAACTGTCGAATGCAATATCAAGTGATTTAAGAACATCTAAAGAGTTCCCGTACATTGAAACTCCAAGTGGAGAATATAAATCTAGATTATTTGCCGTATTAGGCTTGAAGTATACGAATGTAGAGCGCGATAAGTTCTTGATTCTTACCTCGTCTTCTAAGTTCTCATATAGTTCTTTCAGTCCTGTTCTTACACCTAATTCGCCTTTATTACGGCTTACATACAGTTCGTTTTTAATTACATGTTGTGGTCCTTCGCTTTTTCGGTCGATTAAATGCCATTCTAAAAGCGTGTAATATTTACCAGCCTTTGTAGACTCGTTAATAAACACACCTTCTGTTACTTTATTGTTATCCCATGATACAGGGACGAAACAATCCGCAGTAACAAACGATAATTTAATTCCTTCATTATAATAAACCTTAATTACCATGCCACCGAGCGATAACATGTATTCAAGGTATCTCTGAAATTCTCTATAGAAGTTATTATCATCTAAAACTTTCTTGATATTATCGAACAATGTTTCGTCTGATATATTAATAGAACATTTTTCGTTAAAAATTAGAGAAGACATTTCTTGCGTGACTACTTTCGCCATGTTCAATGATGCCATACGGCGCTGCTTCTGCCCTTCTACCGTTTGGTATTTAAGGTCGTGCCATTCGTTGAAATGACCGCTATATATAGCCTTCCATACGTCTATCTGCTTGTATGATTCTTCATTAATGGTAATCTTTCGATTGTCAGTGACTTTCTTAATACCGGAAATTAAGCCCATTTTGTAGAGCAGCTCCTTCCCTTTGTTGATTAACCATGTAAACACTATTTATCACCTACTTTACATAGTTGTTATAGAAGTAATTTCCTGCATAGCGCGCTTCATCCAAACTGTGGTTGTATGCGTCTATCGGAGAACCATTATCTTGCCGTACATACATACCGATTTCTTTTAAGAAATGATAATGATCGTATTCGTCGCACTCAACAATGTAAAACTGCTCATTCGTCATTAAGTTCTGAAGCCTTTCAATACCAACTTCCATTCCTTTAGCAGAGCTACTGACATCGTGTGCATTGTTATCTGCACCTGTCGTATTAATCCCTAATAAGTGAAGTTCTTCTCTCAAGGACTTACATGCAGGGTCAACAAACACTTCTGTATAGCGCATTTGGAATCGTCTTACGCACCATTCTATAAATAATTTTATTTCTTTTGCGTATACAGACATTGCTTTTACTTGTCCTGTTTCTGCTCCACTATGATAGTAGTGAGCGACACGCATCAATCTGAATTTATCTTTGAAACGAGTTACTATATTACAAGCGCAACTTGTAGCGTCAGATTGACCACCATCAGCAGTGAAAAACATTTCGTAACGATCACCGAGTACCGCATGTTCAACATTCTTATTCATATCAAACATGGAGTAGATAACACCCTGAGGCATTACACGCTTTCCGTACCAATCTCGTTCGAGTAAATACGGATTCTTAGAAAGTACATCATATATTTCTTGCTTACGTTGTTCTGATAATATTGGATTATCATTAGGTGTCCAATGCGTCCAACGTGTATTCTGAACGTCGAATACTTCCGATATTACAGGGTGGTTAGGTGCAGGAGGGTTTAAGTCTGCTAAGTGATAACGGTCCTGAGCAGCGAATGTACGACGGAAGCACTCTTGAATCATACCCATGTTTAATAAGTTGATCTCACAAAAGACTACACTTCCAAGTGACATACCCGTTATGGCGCCGACACTGTTACTTTTGCCGCCACCCTTGTAATAGACGCGTTTAACTCCGTTTGGTGTGTGTACTTCAAGATGCGAACCTAATTCGTTGTGCTTAATCTCAGCAAGATCACCAAATATGTGTTGCAATCCAGTGCCGTCACCATCTATAAATAAACGCTGTGCTTGCTCTTGGTTATAAGCAACGATTAAATGGTTTGTATCTCTTGTCCACGACAAATAATCAGCATACCGAAAATGGCCTGCTGTTGTTTTACCGCTACGGGGCGTCCCTTCCAGTACATCAAACGTGTAATTATAAGGACGATAAATAGCTTCTAATTGTTTGGGTGAAAACTTAATCGCTGTTTTGCTCATATTGTTTACGCCCTTCTATTAATGCATCTAACAATGAAGTATCTTTCGTTTGGCCACGTAATTTCTTAGCACGTAATTCAGCGAATTCTGTTTCTGCTTTCGTCTTATCGAGCATTAAACGCATGTTAGCTATCTTCAACAATCGTTCATCATCCTCGTGCGCTAACGTCACGAAACGAGTGATTAAATTGGATAGCGTAGTCATAGCCCTTGAATAAGCCTGAAGCAGCTTTGCTTGTTTATCATGAGCAAAGTCTATTGTGTATGTGGTACTTTCCCCAGATGTCGTTATTTCCTCCGACATATCATCCTTATCCCTAACATGCATGATTCGTTGCGAATTCATAATGTTAAAGTATTGGAGATGGATGCTACTCCATAACATATCTACTTCAGTATGGTTTTGTATTTCATCTAGCAATTCCATTGCATACGGATCGTCACTCGGAATTATCTTCCTAAACAATCCATGCGTCATAGCGTTATGGTTCTCTTTTGGCGCTCCATGCCCTACTGCATTCTTATTACCCCATTTAGGGTTCTTGTTACCCGAATTACCCACTGCATTCTTATTACCAATGGGTGCACCTGTTTTCTTGGTTTGGGTGCATCCTTTTTCTTGGTTTGGGTGCACCCCTTTCCGATTCCATCCGTTCCTTTTTCTCCAGGACTTAATTGTATTAATACTGACTTCGTATTTCTCAGCCAGTTCCTTATACTTCATGCCTTGCATGTAATCTTCTTTGGCTAACTCGTGTTTTTGTTTCACTTCATATCACCCACCACCTTCTATATTAATAGGAAGAAACTCGTTACAATTCCTCCTCATGGTAATCCCTAATTTAGTCTTGAAATTCTCAAAAACTCGATGTATTATATTTTTGTGTTTTTCTCAGTTCCCAAGCCGAGAATACATCATCACTTATGAAAAGGACCCGAACTCCAGCGGGTTCTTTTTGTAAAATAAAAAAACATCCATTATATGAACGCTTCATGTTATTATGATAAAGCTGTATTAATCCAGATTGATATGTAGGTGAAACTAATGGAGAATAAACAACCTGAACAAAAGTACGATCTAACCAAGATATACACATACACAGAACATCCTGACAAAATCAGCGGTCGCTGTGATAATTGCGGAAATACCGCATTCAAAAGTTCCGTTAAAGATTTCATCTATTTAAGAGAATGCCGTAAATGCGGCATGAAGAAAAGTATCTAGCCCCGTATCGGGCTTTTTTCTTTATAAACTAAAAAAGTAGCGGATTCGCTACTTTTACAGAATGACTTCAAATTCTTCGTATTCTTCTTTTGAAATAGATTGGAAACTAACTATTCTATAATCTTTGGTGCTGCTATATTTAACTCGTTTATACCATATTGATGGATGCTCATTTATAACCATATGTTCCGGAGTCCAACTTATATTTCTTTCAACATCTTCCCACATGTAAGAAACAAAATAGAACTTTTCATCCATAGTTCCCTCTCCTTTTCTTCCAGAATAACACAAAAAGAATCATATTTTAAAAAATCCATAACGAAAACTAATTTATGCAGGGAAATGAATAATATACACAGAATGACTGCCGATAACTTGCATTATGTAAATAAGATGGACGGGAAATACCTTGATATCAGTGTTTTTGTGATTCCCTATGAATAAGAGGTATTCATAATTTTATACATTGGCTTAAAAACGCCATTTTCAGCACCTAATCACTGTTATTTCCTGCATAAATTTCACTTTGTTAACTATCTATATTTTTGTTCACTTTTGTTACTTCATTAGCCTCTGAATGTATATAGCAATGTAGGATCCAATATAAGGAGGCTTTGTTATGAAACTTAAAAAGACAGAATTAGAAAACGGAACTAGGATTTCAGAATGGGAATTTGATAGTGTCGGTTTCACATTCGCCATCGCTGATTTTATCCGAGCTCTTCATGAAGCGGGAATCATTTGATTCTTGCTTTTCTATTTCCGTTCGTTGTGTTCGTTTGTTTTGTTAGAAATCGACCGATACGATCTCATCTGCATTTACCAAAGTTACTCTCCAGTTTCCTCCGTCATAATAATGAAGTTTGATAAAACGAGATGAATTAAGTGTTTGTAACAACTCGATTTCTTCCATATCAGTGTACAAGCTCTGCTTTTTATTATCCTTTAAAAAAACAGTAATATCTGTCATGTTATTACCTCACCCTTAACAAGTAGTCCTAGCTCTAATAAGCATTGGTTTACGATTTAATACCTGCGATTTCACTATAGTCATCTCTTCAAAAACCAAACCACATAGTAGCTCTACGTATATCACTATCCCCATATAAGCCAACCTGTTCCTAATCCAATTAGTAACGATGGTACTATCAATGCCAACATGAACCATTTAGCTTCCCATAACCATACAATGACCCATGCCCAACCACTTCCGTTTAACATCCCCTCACCCCTTATCATCCCTTAACGCCTTCAACTGCTCCATTTCCTTCTCTACTGACTTATCAATCTCAGTAAGTTCATGCCAGTTCTTTTCTGCCTTGTTCATTTCTCCTACTCTATAACCGAAATAGATTACCAATAAAGTAACAAGCGTACCTGTAAAATACACTATAAAGAAGCTTAACCACGTCATGCCATCACCTCTTCAAAATAAAATAAGACACCACCAAGATCACGGCGGCACCTACGATAATTGCTATTGGTTTAATCAACTACGCTTCCACCCATTTATGCGTCACTTCTTCAGTAACTTTATATTTGATTGGAACTAATTCACCATTTATTAAATACGCAATTTCTTTTGCTTTTTCTTCACTATCAAACTTTTTAGCAATATCTTTACTACCCGCTAAATCCATTACAGGGAATGGTCCGTCATAACCAATATCAAAATTAGTAACCCACATCCGTCCTACCTTAACCTTGTACTTATACTTTATTCCATCCACCTGTTACCCTCCTAATCAAATATCCATTCCATTCAGTTTCACGTTTAATGTGTAATTTCTATATAGCAAAGAAAAAAGCACCCGTTATGGATGCTTAATCTTTAATAGTTTCTTCTATAATAAATTGTTCTTTTTCTGTACTACCGACTAACGAATCATTCTTCTTATTCCATTTACTAATCAATCCATCCAACCTAATTAGCGCATCAGAACATTCATTAGCAGCATCAGTTAATTCTCTTATCTTTTCAATTGTTTCGGTTGTATCAATCAAAGCCTCTTTTTTCATTTCCATCCCTCCTACACCCATTATACAAAACAAAAAGCCATCACCGAAGTGACAGCTCCTAGAGGGGAAGAGAGATAACAAATGGCAATAAGTATCTCTTCATTTAAGGTTACTGGTATTCTAGATACTCTCAACCTTCTCCAAGCCACCGCATCAACTAGTTTGGCTACACGCCCTGTGTTCGGTGACTGGGAGAAGAGCAAGAGCTTCCTATATCTCTTTCAGCACTCATATGTTGCTTCTCTTCTCGTTTATACTCCGTAGAGATTGTCCTGTGATTTTAGGGCATCACATACCACATGTCGAATGAGAGCTATGGTGTAACTCTCTTATAAAGGGTTTTTAATTTATATCAAGACGTATATGTTTCTTCCGACGCCTTGTTTGAACCAATACACTAGAGGGACGGAAGGGGAATGTTTCCGCTGTATTGGCTCAAACAAAGAGTGGAACTCTTTGCCCTCGTTTTGGTCATTAATAAGAATCGTGAGTAATTACTAATGTACGAGATACGTATACTGTTATTGAATTTTATATCAATATTCAATACAGAAGGTGGATTCTGTACTGATCGATTGATACAAATTAGAAACAGCATGACGAATGCGAGTTATCTCACACCCGCCACACTGGAATATGTCTTAATCAGTTTTAAATCTTCAGCAATCCTTTTCTTCTTTAAAGGGAATCTTCTCACCCTTAATTGCGGGTTCCTACCGCCCATGCCCGTTCTCCGGTAACGTTTTGATAAAGGGGGTCTATTCCATAACGGATTGTGATTATAAAATAAGTACGCTATCCCCTAGCCTTCTTTTCTGAAGGGCTTGTACATTAAGAATAGCGTTGATTTCATTATCAAAATTCCCCCTTTTTATCCCCTATTTTGTCGGGATTTTCTCGGTGTTTTTCAGTATTATCTTCTGGATAAAAATCACTTTCCTTTGCATGTTCATCACAAGTTACTAAATTTATAAATCTATCCTTCTTATCATTGTCTTCCTTAAAATGTCCATAAATAAATCCTTTCGTCGTCGCATCCTTCTTACATGTTTTATAACAGCAAATTCCTAAATCCATTATCATTACCTCTTTTCCTATTTATTTTTAAATCATCCCTAAAGCTGTAGCGATCAACCGAATAGCATTCTTTTTCTTCTCATAAAACGCATCTTTCTTAATAAGCAGCTCATTATAAATGAAATCGTCCCGTAACTTTTTATTACTCAGATACTTCATTTCGATGATCTTTACTTCATCTTCATCCAAGCTATGCATTAGTGCTTTCTCAACCTGTCTTAATTTAATCTGATTAGCACGCTTTGTATCACGAATTTCAGGAAATAGGCTGATTCCTTCTTGTCTTTGTTCTGCTTCATTCTCAAAACACACCTTTAATGCTCTGTACTCCTTTAAGATGCTTACTACTTCCTTCTGCACCTTCTTTTCTGTTTCCTTATCGATAGCCGGTAATAATGTTAATTGTCTCTCCATGAAGGAATCCCCCTATTTCTGAATTTGTCTTTTTAACACCACGTAAGGTACGTGAAATTTTACTATCTCTTTGTTGAATAAGGGAAACATACATAGCGAGTAGCCCCCACCATCCACTCTGCATGGTTCCGTTATCCATTAAATCCAATCGATATAACTAAACTTAGCTGGTCTAGAAAAATACACATCTATAACTCTATCGTTACCTTCAATACGATCCCAAACATATATCTTTGTCTTTTCCATTTATCCAGCTCCTTTATTCTCTAATCCAACCTTTTTGCTTGTCCTTTTTTACTACAACTAACTCTTGCTTGTATCTATGTTCAAACATCTTCTTGAAATATGGAAAGCGATCATTAGCATAGCCTTTGACATCAATTACTTCCTGTGTTCCATCTTTATAAGTGACGAGGAAATCGGCTGTAAATTTCCAGTCTCTTCGCTTCTTTCGTTTGCCCTCTCGTGTGGTAATATAAAACCCTTCAAGGAGCAGGTACTGAGGTTGTAGCTCAATCTCAACAACCTCAGGATTACTCTTTAGGAATAGGTAATACTCCGCTTCTGTTTTACTATCAAACTCAATTCCTAGCGCTACTGTTTTTCTACTATTAATACGACCTGTCTTCTTTTTACGTTTAAACAACTAGTAACCTCGCTTTCTACAAAATGAAATTTTTATATTAATTACTTTCATCCCTCATAACCCAATTCAATCTCATTACTACTTGGTCCAAAATTCCTATTTGTTTATTAACACCATCACGATATTCCTCACTATGAATTCTTGAAAAGCCATTTTGGATCCGTTTTAAACCTGATTTTCTACGTTCTAAATCAGTAATAAGCTGTTTAACTTCTTCAGATTTCAAACTGCACATCCTTTTCTAATAAAATAGCGTTTTTATGAAAAAGCTCGCTTAATTCTTGCATCGATAAAATCTCTATCGTTATACCAGCTGTATCCTTCATAGCATTTAATTTCTTCTAATAAATATTCCAATTCCTCAACACGACCAATTACCTTATCAAGCAATTGCATCATATCTAATTCATTTGTTAAATCTTCTTGAAGTGCTTTCCATTTACTTCTTTGACGAAAATGAATATTCCATGCTTGCTGCGGAGTGAATCCCATGCCCATTAATTCCTTCACGTTCTCCGGTATTTCGAATTTACAACTAATACTAATTTCTCGTGGGATTTCTACACTTTGTTTGTTTTCGATGTTGAAATTGAACTCAACGTCCTTGACTGCTGCAACCTTCACTGGCTTTCCATCTTTCTCGACGAAAAAAATTGCATCTTTAGTATCTTTAAGTGTATGATCCATATTTTTTCATCCTTTCAAATAACGAATTAATAGTCTTTACACATTTCAAAGAGTACCTTTCTCCCATGGTGCTCTTTTTATCTCCTCTTGTTACAAAATAAAATTCAGGTTACTTCTACCCCGCATAACATTTCCAATCCCGTTTATACTATAGCTGTAACTTTAAGTTACATATCTGTACTTGTAGGGCCTAGTTTCTTTTGTACAACAAGTGGTTAGCTAGTTAAGCTGACCACTTTGTTGTGTCAAATAACTATTTTGTTCGAATATTAATAAATGTTGTTTTTGTAGTTTTCGACTGCCTTGAGTACTTTTTTTGTCACTTTAATATCTTCATAGAATGTCATTTGCTTATACTGACGAGGGTTTGGATTATCTGGTTCCGAATCCTGACACCCTTCACGATTTAGCAAATGTTGAAATCTTTCTTCCGAGCACCATTTTAATCCACCAAATGATATCCATTCGCTATCAGAAACTGTTACCTGTTCCACATCATCAAGTTTTCCTTCCTGTTTTAACAACCATAAATATTCATCAAACTGCATTTCCCAAGGTTTATATGAATTACCGAACATCTTTACATGTCCTTCATTGAATTGTACTCTCACGATTTTATTTTTTTGTTTTCTAGCCATCTCTCATTCCCCTTTTCGATTAAAATAACGCTTTTGTTATAAACTCTTTAGAAATTCAATAAATTCCCTACCTAATCCATGCCCGTACTCAACTGAATCTATCCAATTATCCAATATAAAATCATTATCAATCTCTTTCTTTTCTAACCATTCTCTAACTACTTTTTCGTGTTTTCTAGCTTGCACAAAAGCTTTAGAGGATTTTTCAATACTATCGATTACATACTTAGGTATCTCCATAAAATCACCTACTTTTCTA